CATAGCCTTTGACGTTTCCGACATGGCGTTGGCGGCATTTCTCAGCGAGTATACCAGCATGGCCACGGCAGATGCAGCAGCAACAAACACATTGGCCCATTGTGCGAGAGTAAGGGCTCTCAGTTTTAGGATGACAAGATCCAGAGCGATGCGCCAGTTCTTGAAGAGGTCGATAATCTTGGTAAGACCCAGCGCGATGGCACTCCACATAATACCTATAATATTCGTCTTCAGCACCAATACGAGCGTAGAGATGGTAGCCAGAGCGGTAGTAAGTCCGCCGCCCCCCATCAGCAGGTCAACTATCTTGCGCAGTCCGTCGATGACGGTACCAAGGAATCGCTGCGCATTATCACTCACAAACGCTTCCTCAAACGCATTCTTCAGCCTCTCCCACTTCGCAGCCGTCGTCTCGTTCATCTTGTCGAACTCCTGCTGTATGGCGATGTTCTCCTCATACGCCTCGCCGGCCACGCCGAGTTGGCGGCGCAGCTCGTCCACGTTCTGCGACAGTCCGCTGAATACGATGCCCGCACGGGCACCCTGCTGGTTCAGGTCCTTCATGATGTCGCGCATACCGGCCATGCCCAGCATCTGCTCCACCGAGTCGGCGTCCATGCCCGTGTCCTTGATGCGCTGCAGTATCATCAGTATCACCTCCATGCCGCGCCCCGTGTCGAAGAGGTTGCGGATGGTGTCGGGTGTCACGCCGATGGCCTTGGCCAGCTCGAAGGCGTTGTTGCGTATGGCGGGAATCATGCGGCTCAGTGCCGTTGCCGACATCTCGATGCGCATACCCAGGCTGCTGACCGTCGAACCGAGGGCGGCCACCTGGTCGATGGTGATGCCGCTCTGTGCACCGACTGCTCCTACTCGTTTTACAAAGTCGGTGATTTCGGGAGCCGTACTTGCACTGCTGGCACGCAGACGGTCGATGGTCGAAGCAATCTTCTCCATAGCCACAGCTGTTGCCGATGAGCCCTCGATGGTGCCCTCCTGCAACTGCTTGCGTATCTTGTCCACCTCGCCCGTGGCGATGGCCACGCGCATCATCTCCGTAGCCGCCTCGCGTCCCATTTCGGGCAGGGCAATCATCAGTTTGTTGGCAGCCTCGGTGAATCCCTGCACATCCTCCAGCGTCTTCAAACCCAACTGTCCGGCACTGGCGGAAATTTCCATGAGTGAAGTCAAACTTGTGCGGACATCCATCTTCTTCAGGTTCTCCGACAGCCGTCCCACCTCGTCAGCGGTGAAGCCCGTCGTCTTGCGCACCTCGCCCATGCGGTCGGAGAGGTCCATCAGGTCGCCCATCGTGGCGGTGACTTTCTGCATGGCTACGGCGGTACCGACGTACACACTGAGGTAAGTCCTCACGCGGCTCCATGCTTTCTCGAAGGCCGATGCCGCACCTTTCGAGCTGTTGGCCAAATCCTTCATCTCCTGGTCGGCTGCTTTCACCTTCTTGGCCAGTTCGTCGAAGGCCTGCTGTCCCTCCTTGGTGGTGCGGTCCATAGCGTTCAGCGCCAATCGCCCTTGCTCTACGGCTTGCTTCAGAGCATTAAACGAACGGCCCTTTGGAGAGTCGAGTACACTCTGGACTTCTTGGGAGAGATGACCGACATTTTTCAGTTCTACCCCTATTCGTTGAAGTGCCTCCTGCATACGTCGCCATGCCAGCCCGCCTTTTACGGCTTTTGCTGACATCTCTTCCAATACCTTCTTGGCTTGCGTCAACTGTTCAATGGAACCTTTGAAACCACCCTTACCAGCTTGTGAGCTGATTTGCATCGCCTGCTTCCACGACATCGTTTGCTCGGCGGCTTTCTTTGCCGACATGCCTGCCTGTTCCAAATATTCGTTTATCTTGGCGATGGTGTCGGCGTGAGTTTTCTGCGGCAGGGTGTCGCGCCATTTTTTCAAGGCTTCTGCCTGCTGCTTCACCTCCCCCATACTGGCGGTCTCATGGTCGCCACGCTGGAAGAAGTCGAAGGCTTCCTGTCCCTGCTTGCGCACCATGCGGCGTTGTAGGCGCTCCACCTCCTTCAGATTATCCTCATATTCTTGTAGGTTCTTTCCGGCGTTCTTTGGGTCGTCGATGAGTTTTTGCCAATACTGATGCTGGCTTTTCAGCACATCCACCGAAACGTCGTTGAGCTGCGCCATCTGATTAGTCATCTCCGTCAGCTGATTCTTCATCAGCCTGTCGGTCTCCTTGCGCTTCTGTGCCACGCGCTCCTCTTCCAGCCCGAACTGGTGCAGATAGTTCTCTGCTTTGACGATGGCCTCGGAGTACTGTTTGTGCAACGTGTCGCCCGTCTTCAGTGTCTGCTGATATTGCTTGGCGGCTTCGATGGCGCTGCGCAGTTCGCTCTCGCTCATGTTGGTGTAGTTACCGCTGAGTATGTTGGCCGACTGCTTCTGCGCTGTGATGGTAGCCCGCTCGCGTTCCTCCTGCGTCACCTGTTCCAGTTTCTGGCGGTACTGGTCGAGTTCTGTGCTGCCATGTTCGGCACCGGCCACCATCGTTTCCCAATATTTCTTCACCTCCTGCAAGCCCGATGCCGACAGCGACGAGAGATTGTTCATCTGCTGACTGATGTGATCGGCGGCTTCGCTCTTGGCCAACTGGTCAAGATATACCCTTCCCTGCTCCACCATCTTGTTATACTGAAACCATACGGGAATGCCTTTCTGCACGGAGTCGCGTAGTTTCTCGGCCTCCTGCACAGCGGCTTTTACTTCGCTGACGCCAAACTTTGACGGGTCGCCCAATATGTTGCCCAGTTCCGTGCGTCGGGCGTTGTGCTGATAGCCATCAATCTTCTTCAGAGCGGCTTCTGCTTTGTTGAACTCCGTAGTGCCCTCGGCTGCCCCGTTTTTCTGTGCTTCCCAATACTTGCGCGTCTCTACAAGTGCATCAGCCGATAGGTTCTTCAAGTCGCGCAAACGCTTGTTCATCGTCTTAGCCAGTTCCTGCTCCAGTTGCAGCTGCTCTTTCTCACGTGCTGCCTGCCGTGCAGCCTCTATACCGTGCTCCTTTAGGTACTGGTCGGCGCGGACGATGTTGTCGGCCAGTGCCTTTGCCTCCGGGCTGGCGGTCTTGTAGGTGGAGAGCAGTTCGCGGGCGTTGGTGATGGCGGTGCGTATCTCGTCCTCGGTGTAACGCCCGAAGTCCTTGCTGCCCAACAGCGATACGGCGGCCTCGCGCTCCTGCCGGCGGATGCTGGCCACGTGAGTCTCCATCTGCGTCAGCTGCTGGTTGTACTTGTTCCACTCGTCGGTGCCCTTGGGTACGAGCGTGAGGATTTCCTTCAGTCCCTTTATCTCCTTGTCGAGCGTGGCCTGTGCTATGACGCCGCCCTTGTCGAGCGTCTCGATAACCTTCTGCGTGTCGCGGTCGAGGTTGTTCAGCTGCTTGCGGCTCTCCTCTATCACCTTGTTCAGGTCGCGCTGCTGCTCCAGATCTTCTGGATCGCTCTCGCGGACGCTGCGCTTGCGGGCTTCGGCAGCGTTGATGGCGCCCTTCAGCTCGGCGCGGCTGCTCTTCTCAATCTCGCCCAGACGGATGTTCTGCACCACGGTCTCCAGGGCCGTCGCACCCTTGACGAGCTCGCGCAGAGCCTGGTCGTATGACTTGGCGGCCTTCTGTGCCTGGCGGAACTTGTCGGCCACGTCGAACTCCACGCCGTTGGCATCCTTCATCCGCTTGATACCCTTGTCGAGTGCCTCCTGCAGTCGGTCCACCTCGTCGTGGGCGTCCTTCGAGCTCTGGCGCATGGCGTCGAGTGCGGGGTTCACGCCCTTGGTGTCGGCGCGAAACTGGATGGTTGCTAAAGTTATCTTGTTGCTCATAATCGTATGTGAATATGGTGGGTGATGGTGTTGTTACTTCCTGCGCCGCATGAGCAGTTCGTTCATCTGCTCGTAGTTCTCGCGGTTAGAGCCGGCGGCGTAGGTGAGGAAGCCGAGTCCGATGAACGAGAAGTGGTTCACCAGCAGCCGCTCGAACTTGCGTGCCTGCTTGCGCATCTCTGTGGTGCTGTGGGGCTTGGCCCTGCGCTTGCGTCCACGGACGGGGATGGGCTTCCATGCCCTCGTGGTGAAGGGGTCGATGGGGGTGTAGGGGTTGTTCCTGCCCACGGCCAGCTCCACGAACTGTCCGTACTTCAGGTAGGTTTCCTGAAACACCTCTGCGTCACCGCCCGAGTCGCTCCATGCCTTCCATCCGATGGATCGTATCAGCTGTCCGGTCTTAATGGCCGTCAGTCGCTTGATGTTCTTGCGTGAGTCCTGCTTACCGAAGGTGATGAAACGGCGTATCATCTGCATCACCTGCTCGTCGCGCCAGTCAAATTTCGTGGCGAATATCTGGTCTGCATACGGGTCGTGCTCCCGCCATCGTTCGTTTGCCATGATGTCTGCTTATTGTCTGTTTGTGTTGGTGATTTCTGAAGGGGAAGATAGGGGGTGAGAGGGTGAAAAGCAAGGGCAGTGCGAGGCGAGAGCAGAAACACGTAAGCGGGCTTTCAATGACTATGCCGAGCCGCTGCCTGCGCTCGGCGAAGCCAGGGACAATGCGAGGCAGAAGCAGAGACTTATAAAAAAGCGGATGCAGCAGACCGTCGCGGTCGGCTGCATCCTGATACAGTTTAAGAATTTTTGCCTGCGAGCCTCGCGGCGGGCGGATGGCAATAATTTGTACATCATATTTGTTATAGCCTTAAATGATTGTTGTCTCTTCGGGTTGGCGGATCAATGCTGCATCGGCTTCTGCATTCTCCCGCTCCTCCTCCATCTGCCGGACGAGCACGTTGGCGAGGCAGTGCTGCCATCGGCGGTGCAGCTCGCCGCCCTCGCGCTCGGCTACGTCCATAGCGCGGTAGAGCTTGTGCTCCGTGTCGCCCCACTGCCCCCGGTAGAGTGCCGTCGGCTCGGCCAGCTGCTCTTCGACGGCAGCCAGCAGGCGCATCACCAGGCGCGCCTCTGCGGTGCGGGCGGTGCGTATGCGATCGGCCAGGGCGTGGTAGTAGGCAGCGTCGCGGGGCTGGGCAGTTCTGCCGTCCTGCTTTCCGTTATTTCGATATTCCGGCATATTGTTATTGCGATTTTGTTCCGGTGAAGCCAGCGTCTCCAGCAGCGCCTGCGCCGCCAGTTCCGCATCGTCGGGTTCCGGGGTGAGCGGTGCGGGCTTCACGCCCTCGATGCGGAGGGGAGACCTCTCCCCCACCCCATTCCCCGCAGGGCGGGGAGCAGTATGCTTGCGTCTGAAAATCTTCTTGATAGCGTCTGTCAGTTTCATGCCCGCAAAATAGGGCGAGACGGTATGAAGTTCAAGGGCAGAGAGTAAAAAGATGCAGGGCACCGTCGCGGCGGCCTGCATCCGAACATTTAATTTATACCTATGACAAATTACAAGATTTATTCTCAAACGACCCGCCGGCAGATCTGACGGTATGCCTGGCGGGGACTCTTGTCTTTATGAGGTATCATTTTAACTTCGTTGAAAATGGTCACGCCCCCTGCCCCGCCACCGTTTCGACCATACCCGTCGGGTTGCGGTCCAAGGTCGTGAAACTCATTTGGCGTACAATCGGCTCCAGATGTGAGTCGAACCTGTTGAACGCGAAGACATCCATCAGGAAGCGGAGGTACATGCGCTGCCGCACGTTGAGCAGCTGCTGCTTCATCAGGCGTATCTCGCGCAGGGCGGTGCCGCCGTTAGAGGCGCTAACCATCGGCACGCCGATGTCGCGGGGGTCAACACCAAAGGCGAGGAACATGGGAGAGGTCGATAGTTCCAGTTCCTCCTTGCCAGCCTTCACCGCGTCGTTGGTAGTCTCTTTTACATCGACTATCTCGACGTTGTGGTGATCCTTTCCGTCCTGGCCGAGCCACATGAACTGGCGCATCATCTTGCCGTTGTTCTCGCGCTGCTGCAGGAACGTCTCTACGTCCTGGTCCAGCCCGTCGATGAACTCCTGCTGCGCCGCCTTGTCGCCGGCAATGCCATTGTCGGCAAACACCATGTCGAGGTAGTCGAGCGAGATGTAAATGATACGGCCCCAGGTGGTGTTGTTCTCGCGCTGCTTCGCCTTGTCGTAGAGGATGGTGCTGGAGAAGTCATAAGCCTTAGATGTAAAGATGCTCCACCAGTCAGGCTGTTGGTAATAGTTCTTGTTGCCGTAATAGACGGGGCAGACTGCCCACGTCGGACGGGCATTGATGCGGGTGCGCTGGTTCGACGATACGAGGTAGCGCAAGTCGCTGACGCGGGCGGTAGCTTCAGCCACGGGGTACATCGTCACCTTGTCGTCGTGAGCTCCTATCGTGTTGTGCTCGCCGATGTCCTTCGCCCTGAAGCGCTCACCGAAGTACACGTGCTGGATATGGCGGTGTTCCGACATCGCCTCATAGCGGATGCCGTCTATGATTTTCAGTTGGCCTATCTTCACGATGCGCGGGTCCCAGCGACCACGGCGGCCTCGCTCGAAGCCTACGGTGGGGAAGTAGAGGTCGTACATCATGCAGTCGAGCATGCACTGCGAGAGGTGCAGGTCGAGGTTGTTCTCCTCCAGGAACTGCTTCACGCCGGGTACGTGGCGTTCTATGCCGCTGTCGTTCTTCTCGTCGTAGCCCTCCCATGTGCGCTCCCACTCGTAATAAGCCTGCTCCCAGTAGTCGGGACCGATGCCCTGCAGCCGCTTCTTCGGACGGTTCTCGGGGGCTATCTCGGTGATGGGCTTCAGCGGATCCTCACCGGGGGCGGCAGCGGGGTCGATAGCCATGTCGCCGCCGTACTCGTCCTGCTGTTCTCCCTTGCGGGCCTGCTGGCAGCGCAGCCGCAGGTTGAAACCCGCGTGCTGAAACTCGCAGTAGGTGTCGTCCTCGAAGTGGTACATCAGCCTTACGCCCAGCCCCGTGGCCAGGTCGGCCAGGTAGCGCAGCGGTGCGGCGGTGTAGGGACTTGCCTTCGCCAGCGAGTAGATGACGCCAGGCAGGTTATCCTTTGGTCCCCACTTCACGTAGCCGCGTCCCATCGGATTGCCGTCGGGTCCGCTGATGGTCATCGGCGTTGAGTCGGTGCTGTCAAACGACCATGCCACCTGCGACAGCGGGCCGTTGCTCAGCGTGCCGCAGCTCATGCCGGAGGCCATCGACTGTGCCTCACCCTTTGACGGGTCGCGGTCGCCGAGGGAGAGCGAGCGCACCTTGCCTTTGAGCACGTCGAGCGCCACAAACCCGCGCTTCCGCAGCGAGCGGTCGAGCTTCTGATATTCCGAGAAGGTCTTCGGGCGGTGTATGATGCTGCCCGCATTACCTCTGTTGTTCTTATTCTTAGCCATAATTTTATGTTGGATTTTTGAGCCTAAGATATGCGCGGATAGGCGGTTAATCAAGGGCAGTGCGAGGTGCCGTCCTACCCTACCCGAAAAATTTTTCTGCCAAAATGCTTGCACGGTTCAAAGATAATGTCTATGCTTTGCAGCATCAAATAAGGCACCGCAGAGAGTGACGGTTTTCCTGAAAGTCCTTAAAGGTGGGGTCTTCACGTCGGCCTCGGAAGGCAGTGCTTCCACATCCGACATTAAATAGACACCGGCAAGATCGGGACGAATAGGTAAATAGTCGTCACAACAGTTCAATAGAGGGGTTGACCGAAAGGTTAGACCCTCGTTTTTTTTGTTTTCTTCCTACCTTGGTATGCCTGCCAAATTCTGGAATCTGCCTCTCAGCCCGCCTCCAATCTTGCTCTTTGTCTCCGCACACTCCCTGACTCCTATCACCAAATCGTCAAACGCATCTGAAATGGTCGTTCTCTCACGCTTATCCCCGCCTATTCCGCTTTCCGAGCGAAGTTTCTCTGTTTCCTTGTATTTGCGGAACGTGCCAGGAACTACGGCGGCGTTCTCCAGCGAGGCACGCAGATAGACACAGCGGTCTGCCTCACGGTTGATGGTGACAAAGGGCGACTCGGTGCCGGAGAAACAGTCGTTGATAAACTGGTACTTGCGCTCATGCCGCCACGACGTAAACTCAGCCCGCGTCACCTTGAAACCGTAACTGGCAAGTTCGTCGGCCACCACGATATCGAAGCGCGACTGCTCCGATTCCTCCAGGGCATAGGCTTTGTTGGCACCCTGCTTGATGCTGCTGGCCACGTAGAAGATAACCTCCTTGCAGCCACGGCGCAGGAAGGGACGGTAGTACTGGGCGAAGAGTTTCGACAGTCCGCGCAGGCGCACCTCGCCCTGCACAAAGAACTCCTTCATCACCAGCAACGACGCGCGGCCCTGGAACATCCGCGTCTGGCCTACCACAAAGCAATTGATGTCGGCATTGGCATCGAGGGCTATCCTTAATGGCTCCTTATAGTCAAGGTCTAAATCAAGGCTACAGTCTTCGCCGTCGTGCTGCAGTTGGTCCCATTCCATCGTCTCAGTCTCAAAGTCGGTGGGCCACCGCTGGCTGTCGAGCGCACGGCCTTTGATGCGGGTGGTATATTTGTCGAGCACAAGGTCGGTGATGTCGCTGCACTCGTAGGTATTCAGTTCTGAGAAGTTGCAGTAGAAACCGTCCTTGGCCTGGCCACGGGGCTGGTTCAGGATCTGCAGGCGGAACAGCAGGTCGGGCAGTTCGCGCTTCATCTGACGGATCCACGCCTCGCCGCCCAGCAGGGCAGCATTCTCTATCGACGAGAACCGCCAGAAGGTTTCCGACTGTGTGCGCAAGGCGTAGAGCTTGCGCAGGTATTCCTCGTTCTGTGCCAGCCGGGCAGCCAGGTTGGTATGGTGCTCCTTGTCGTACAGCTCCGCATACCTCACCTCGGCCATCATCTCCTCTATCTGCCGGTTGACGTCGGTCGTCTCATACTCGGCCTCCTTCTCCCAGAGACATTCGCGGGCGTTCAGTCCGGCATCGCTCACCCACAGCTGCGAGAGCCACTTGTTGTTCATCTTCGGGTCGGTGCCGTAGCCCCACCGCTTCTGCTCGGTCTTGCGATACGCCTTGGGCAGGAAGTCGCCGCGCAACGTGGGCAGCACCTCTTCCTTCACGCGCTGCCACGGCATGTACTTCGTCTCGTCGCCCATCAGAGCGGCGAGGTTCAGGCCGTTGGCACTACCCTTGACCGCAAGTGAAATCATCTGGATTACATGCCCATTAGCGAACGATACGCAATTTTCCCACACCCTCGGCTTGGCAAGCGGCATAGGCCATCGGAGCCGTGCAGGCGGTCGTCCCAGGAAGTAATGCACACCCTCCAGAAATCCCAGCAGGTTCATCACCTTCAGCACGTTGGGCATCGTGCGGGTGTAGTTCTGCTTGGCACTGGCACCGCAGAAGCCGCTCATCATGCGTGCCAGCCCTATCACGATGTCTGCCATGTTGAACGCCAGGAACGCCGACTTACCAGTGCCGCGCCCTGCCAGCACCTTCGTGGAGCGCGAGCCGAAGTTGCGCACCTTCTTCTGCCACGGAGCCATATACACCGTGTTGCGCCCGTCGCCCTGGTAGTCCACATACTCGCCCTGCTCCTCGCCCTCGTCGTCGGCACCGGGCTTATAGTCCTCCACGTTGGGCAGCATGCGGGCCTCGAACAGGTCGCTGCTGTTGTTAGGGTTACTGCCTATCCTGCTCATCGTTTATCCTTATTCTTGTTCAGTAGGCTGCGGCAGTGCCGCAGCTTCCTCCGCAGCATCCTCTCCCTTGCTCTTGGCGGCCATTGTCTCCACCATGCGGTTGATGTTGCCCTCCTTCTCGTCCACGAAGCCGCCATACTTTGCAATGATGCGCTTCATCTCCCGGTCGTCCACGTCCTCCTTGGTCTCGTCCACGTCCTTCACGCTCGTCGTCACCACGGGCGGCAGGAATGCCATCCTGCCCATATCCACGCGCTCTTCCTCCGGCTTGTCCAGCCCCGCCACCTCATACAGCCGTTTCGAGCCTTTGTCGAGCGCCGTCACGTTGTCGGTCTCCAAGCCTATCTGTATCATCTTCTCGGCGGCGTGGCGCACCTTTATCTCGTCCTGGCGGCGCGAACCTGACTGCAGGTGGTCCACCACGAACTCGAAGAGCATCTTGTCCTTCTGTGCGGCATGGGTTATCTCGGTCACGCCGGCGTACTTGCCCGACTGCTTCACCAGCTGGCGCAGCAGCTGGTAGTAGTCGAGCATGGGGTTCTTTATCCACACCCAATAGACATGCACCACGCGGCTCAGCCGGTCCTTATGTTCCCGCCGCATGTCGAGGTCGTCGATGGGCACCCCATTCTGGAAGTGCAGCAGCGCCCCCGACATCAGCGATTGTGACATTCCTGTTTCTCTTGCCATAGTCTCGTCTCGTTTTTGTGTTTCTGTGTTGCCGTTCGGTAAGCCATCATATCCCCGCCACGAACTCCGCCCACCGGTGGCTGTCGTTCTTGCGGGTGGTCTGCTTCCCTGCGGTATCGAAGAGGGGACCGTCGTTCCAGCCTGACACCCCAGGGCATAGCTTGCCCGTCACGTCGTAGTGGCGGATGACGCGCTCGCGGGGTATGTCGTAGGTCATCATCAGGAAACGCACCAGTCGCAGCGTGCGGTCCACCACGCGGTCGCTCAGCGTCCAGCCCACGTGGTTGGGAGCTGCCGCCGACGTTCCCTTTGCGAGCGTTGAGCACATCTCGATGCTCACGGTGTTGCGGTTCACGGCCTTGCCCGAGAGCCGTGCGCCGCCCGTCCAGGGGCTGCGCTTGTCGCCCACGGCCCAGCAGTAGTAGCTGTCGATGTCGGGATTCACCAGCACCGTCTGCTCGTCGTCCACTACGAAGTCGGCACTCGCAGGCCGCTGCATGAACACGTTGCGGTTGGTCATCGCCGCCCCGCGACGGCTCGACGACCCAGCGGTGTAGTGTATGGCGATGTATTTCACCTCGCGACCCGGTGCAAACGTGATGTGCTGCCTGATGTGCGCCTCCGTCAGCGTTACGCCCGTCAGCCGTGCCAGCGTCTTCTGCCCCGCCATGCCGTCAGCCGTCAGATGCTCTGCCTGTTGGAATGCCGTCACCGCCGCCACCGTCCGTGCCCCGTATTCGCCGTCAGCCGTCAGCTGGTAGCCCCGCTGCAGCAGCAGACGCTGCAACAGTTGCACGCTCTCCCCCCTGCTCCCTTTCTTATATACTTTTGCCATAGTCTTTATTTCGTTTTAATGTTGTTGCTTCCTTACAATTCGTCTATTTCCCGTTGTATGCCTGCAAGCTCGTCGCGCAAATCATTACGCATGACTTTTAAGAGCTCAAACATTTTCTTAGGCATCCTCGGAAGTGACATCTTCTTCTCAGCAGAATGCCACCCAGACACATAGAAGGTTGTCGATATGTCATCTGGTTTTGCTTTCAGAAGTTCGTCATATTCACTCAGCTCGTTCGACTTCACTGCCTTCTGGTTCAGAAGTTCTTGCAGTTGTTTGATTGTTTCTTCTGTCATATCGCCTTAAATTTCTGATAATTTCTTTCAGTTAAACCACCTCACCTCCGGTGCTCCCTTATATCCCTTCTCCCAAACGAACCACGCATACGCCGTGGCGCTCCATGGTGAATGCTCGAAATCCCCGTTCTTAGCGCACAGCAGCCGTGCATGGCTGACCCAAATCCGTCGGGGGGGTGATTTTCAAACAGCGCCGCCCGGCGCTTCCCTTCGAGAAACGTCAGCTTCAGGAACATCGCCACCTTCCTGCCCTCCGGGATGATCGCCAGCGCCTTCTCCACGAACTCCTGCGCAAAGGCATACGGCGGGTTCGTCACGATGTCACCCTCCCAATGGGTATTGTCGGCAGAAAGGAAATCAGCCACCTCGCCATACCCACGGTCTGCCAGGTCACGGCTCACCACCTCGTACCCTGCTCTGATGAGTTGCCTCGAGATATGCCCCTCGCCACAACTCGGCTCCAGTATCGGTCCGTCGAAGTGCTCGATGCGACAGAGCCAGTCCGTCGCCGCCGGTTCCGTGGCGTAGTAGTCGAGGTCCGCCCGCTCATGCTCGCAGTGGCTCGATGCCCCGATAGTCTTGAAAGTGGAAGCCGCGCCTCCTTTCCAGTCTCTCGCCATAGTCTTTTAAGTGAAAAGTGAAGAATGAAGAGTGAAGAACTTGCAACCGCACAGAACGAGCAGCGCGAACATCAAGGAGAGGATGGCCGCCACGGCATAGAACGCCCTGCGCCATGTGTCGCGTTGGCTCTCCATGTGCATCCGCTCAATGTCGGCCTGCAGGTATTTGTGCCATACTTTCATATAGCCCTCGTCGTCCAGCCTCGGACACGGGATGTCTGGTGCTTTTACCATCATACTCTTTCACAGTTTTGTGGTTCACAAGTTTGTGAAGAATGAAGAGCGGTAGTCGCTCGCCTATGCCGCAGGTGAGACACCTGCGTACCGTTGGACGGCGGTAGCAAATTCTTCATTCTTCATTCTTCATTTACTTGAATGCCGGATCGTAATCGCGTATCTCGCCCGTCACCGCGTCTATAAACAGCACGTCGTCCACATCGCCGAAAGTCCACTGAGGGTTACAGTCCTTGGGACCAACTGGCAAGCGCAGAATGATAAAGTTGCAGTCCTTGGGAAGAATACCGTTCCATTCCTTCAGTCGCATCAATGCCTGCTCGGCACTGAGCTTGATGGGCTTGTCGCTCATGTCCTTGTCCTCAATCCACACGTCGTTGATAGACCAGGGGATTTGCGTGCCGTCTTTTACGTGGTCGGTGATATACTGCACCTGCGGGCCGCGCTGGTTGTCCCAGTAGAAGAACACATCCCTGATGCTGACCACGTGCAGGTCGTCGATATTCTCCCTCGTCACCGTGTCGTTCAGTATCACGAGGCTGTTGCGCCACTGGTACTTGCCGTTCAGGGCAATCGTGTGCCCCTCGTCCTGCAGGTGCTGAATCAGCGAGTACATCGTCTGCCTGTGTAGCGCCTGGATATGACCCACGCCAGCCGTGAAGTCCTGTACGACGCCATCATAATCATGATAAACCACCACGGGGTCATCAATATTCGGGGTCTCCCCCTTGCAGCCGTTGCAGCTGCACACGAGGGTCATCACTGCCAACAGCAGCACCCCCATCACTTTTCCGAAAAAATCCTTTTTCATTGTCGTTAAAAATTAAGTTAATACTATAGCTATTCAGCCTTAAAATCGTTTTCCGTTGCACTGCAGGTTATCTCCCACCGCTGTCCGTATAGCGGACTGATTGGGTTTGTCGGCCATATCGTCGGCACAACCTGCGGCACATACTGCACTTCATTCTGCTTGTCAACAATGAATGACAGGAGAAAGAAGTAGTCATCGTCACTGAGGATGGGCGTACCATTGTCAAACTTCTCTGCTTTGAGGTTGTTTAGGATTTCAATCCCTTTACGCTGTTGTTCTGTCATAATTCGTATAATTCGTTAAATTCGTGGTAGAAATAAAATCCGTTCAATCCGTGTCATCCGTGGTCGAAACTTCTTCGGCGGTCTCCCACCCCGTGTCCGGCACGAAGTCCTCCCGCTCCTTCAGATACATCACCCGCTGCCCGCCCAGCCAGTGCCACCGGAATCCATGCCCTATCAGTTTCTGTTCCGCTGCCGGCCACGGGTCGCCCCAGTCGATAGAGGCCCTGAGTCCCATCGCGTCGCGCAACTGGCTCACGCTCATCACCTCCACGTCGAGTCCGAACTCCGGCATCGAGATCCACCTTTTGGCAAACTCCTCCACCGCCATCCGCACGTTCTCCTTCAGTGCGTCGATGTCCGTCACCTTCAGCGGTGCATTCTCTTCGTCACTCTTTGCCATGTTTTTATGTATTAGCGGCAGGGCTTCCTCCATTGTCTTGAAGGTCACCCATCCGGTTTTTTCTTTCTTCCTGCTCATAGTTGCATTCATCAGCTTTCAGGTCGTCACTCCTCCATTCCTCACACACCATCCTCCCATTCACCCGCATGTCGGGATTGAGCAAGCACCCCCGCTGTCCGTCGCTGTCCTGCGTCTTGTTCTGGCAGTTCAGGCAGCATTTCCTATCCGTCTCTTCCATATCGTTCTTTTTCTTTTTTGGCCGCCTGTCGGCTCGAAATTTTATTTAGAATTTATGCGGTAGCCATTTTAAATCGTATTATAAATACGAATTTTAAATATCATTTCAAGCGTAGCGCCCAATATTACTCCCCGTCGCCGTTCGACTCCGTTCCCGGCACATCTCCGGCGGGCAGTTCATCCTCCTCCGGCATAAAGTCCTCCGGGTCCAGCTCGTCATCCACGCAGAGTTCTATCGGCTCCATTCTCTCAAACTGTATCATCTCCGCAGCCCAGCCGTCCTCCAGAGGCCCTATTGGCTCCACGTACAGGCGGTCTTCCAGATTGATGCGCCCGAAATCTCCGTTCGGCGAGTCCTCCTCGTGCCTTTTCTTCAGCCACGCATAGAAGCGCATCGCGTGACGCGTCGCTTCCTTATACGCCACCGCCATCGCGTCGCTGTCCTCCAGCCGCTCTGCCCTCACGAAGAAATACACAGGGTAGTTCCACGTTGCCAGTCCGCCATCTATCTCGCCCTGTTCCCCTGCCTCCATCACAACACAGGGCGAGAACTTTGTAGAAATACTCTTCGGCATCGACCTCACGCCGTCAATGCTTTTAGCGATGTAGAACCGTCGGTTCTTTCTTCTGTCGCGCATCGGCTTATATCTTTTACACCAACTGCGCACTATCGAATGAAAAGTCATGGTCTATTCCGTTTTAGTGTTGTTATCGTTGGCCGTACAGGGGTCGAACCCACGCTTCATGAGCCAGAGTCATGCGTGCTACCATTACACCAACAGCCAATCCTCTAATCCTTCAACCCTTCAATTTTTCAATTCTTCAATATTGATATCAAAGTGCTTTGCCGCTTCCAAGATTTTCTCGTCCTCCAGAGCCTTCTCCCTCGGCTCCAGCGTCAGGTATTCCTTCCAGTTCACCCTCCACTGTTCGATGCGCTTCTCACGGTCCTTCCCCTCCTTGCCGCGCCGCAGGTCAATGAGCCACTTCCGCAGTTCCCTGCGCCGTTTCTTCTGTTCGCTTGTCAGCTTCACAGGTTCTTGCTCCCCGCCTTCACCGTCAGGCGATGTGCCGTCCTCGTTCTGTGCCGCGTTGCATTGCGACGCGGAAACAAGATGTGCCATCCCCAGGTCATCAATCACCACGCGCCCGCTCTCAGCCACCTTCTCCCACTCCCGGTCCAGCTCGTCGCGTATCGCCCGTATCTTCTTGTCGAGCTTCGTCGCCTGCTTCGCCCACTGCTCGCGGCTCTTTGCGCTCGCATGGTCATCATCCATCAGCAGCTGCATATTATCTCGTGCCTCGCCCAACTGCCGCATCAGTTCCCCATATCCCGCAGCCCTCTCCTGCGTCTCTTTCGGCAACAGGTGAACATACTGGTCGATATGTTTCGGACGGGCCGGCACCACAGCACACTGAACCCTCACCGTGTCCGTCGCCGCGTCATACTCCGTCCCTACCGTCTTAATCATCGGTAGCGGCTTCCCCGTCTGTGCAGCCTCAGTGCCCTGCTGTTTTGCAGAAGGAGATGATACTGCCCCCGCCCCTACAGGGGTGGGGAGTGCCTGCGGTTTGCCCGCTCCGGCTCCGGCGGCGCGTTTTGACTCTTGGTTGTAGTGCGCAGCCGCTCCCCTTCCGCTTGTATTATGTGCGGTGACCTTTGACGGCGGTAGCAAATTCTTCACTCTTAACTCTTCACTCTTCACTTCCGACAAGACGCTCACGACTTGTCGGATCGCCCGGTATGCCGACTTTATATAGATCTGCGTCGGCAGCCACGTCTCAGCCACCGCCACCATTGCCGACATCAGACTGATGCCATCCGTCATAGCCTTACAGTCCTCTGCCGTCCACCGTGTCGTGACCGTCATTAAGTTCTGGCTCCGTGCCAGCGGTCTGTCCGTCAGCGTCAGCAGCCGCATGCCGTCGCGCGCCAGCCACTCCCCCACCCTGCCGACGAACGCTCTGCGTTCCTCCGCCGTCATATCATCAATCCCTTTCAGGTAATCACGTACAAGTATTTTCCTGATCATATCGCCGTTAAACTAAGTTGCTAAAAGAAAATTGCCCACACCAAAACTAATTGTATCAGCTGTCCGATCAATCCACCCAGCATCGTGCAGAACCAGTCTTTCCAGTCCCACTTTCCGCCCCACTTGTAATCCTTAAACTCCATCGCCGTCGCCACGCCCAGCACGCAAAGTATGGTGAAAACCACCCCGATGGGTATAGCCCAACCGAAGTGTTGCCACCGCGTCTTGTCTTCAAAAACAATAGTCATAATGTGTCGTATTTTAAACTACGTTTGAACTTGCTCACGCTCAGCCGTCGATGCAAGCATCACGGCCTTCGCTTAATCGCAAATTTGTCTTTTCGCCCAAGATAGTATAGGCACAATCCAAATGCAAGGGCAGAGTTCGACGACAGTCAAGGACAGTTATGCAACCGCACAACCATGTGGTTGCAAGAACGCATAACCGTTTGTTGCATAATTGCCCAACTGCCTAACCGAGCAACCACAAAACTACACAACCGCACAACAGCCCGACCGCACAGCGTAAGAAGTTAATTTTTCATAATACTTTGCGGTTTTGCGGTTGCAAAGTTGTGCGGTTGCAAAATTATTTCTATCTTTGCCGTCGCTACATTTAGAGTCCCTTGATAAGGGACGGCTTTAATGCAGGGATTAAGCTACAACGGTCCTGGCAAGCGAGCAATACATTATTATAATAATAAAAGCTACACGAAACAATGAAACATGATTCACCGATTCCCATAACGGTGATTACCGTATTCGCACAGTTATGCGGTTGTGCGGTTCGGCAACCGTATAAAAGCATAGTTGTGCGGTCGCATAGTTGCGCATTCACAATACCGCACAATCATGCAGTCGCATGTTTCTGCGGTTGCATAACCGTAAGGTCACATAACTGTACAACCACACAACCAGGCAACCGCCCGTCTATGTAACCGCACAATCGGGCAACCGCAAAACAAATCACATTATTATAATCAAATAAAGCTACACAATTATGACACGTAAAAAAGCTACACATCTGCGGCACATCGTCGCCGTATCGAACAACAAGGGTGGGGCAGGCAAGACCACCACAGTGCTCAACCTCGCAGCGGCCATCGCACAGCGTGGTTATCGCGTGCTCGTCATCGACACCGATCCTCAGTGTAACCTATCCCTCTCCGTAGGGTGGGACCCGCAGCGCGAGGGTACTAAGACGACCCCCGGCGAGCCGACCATCTTCAATGCCATCTGCCTCGGTCAGAACATCCCTGTCTATCGCAACGATATCGGGCTGTACTACACACCCTCATCGCCACGCATGGAAGATGCCGACGTGCATTTGAACTCCGCAGACGTCACCGACCCCGTGCGCGTACTGAAGGGGCTCTTCGCCGAACCTATCGACGACCACACTGGCGAGGGTCTGACGGAGTGGGAGAGCGCCTTTGATTTCATCTTCATAGACACTCAGCCTGCCATGAGTCGCGTCACGGTCAACGTCATCTGCGCCGCCACCGGTATCATCATTCCGGTAGAACTGGAACCGCTGGCCGTCGACGGATACGTGAAAACCATCGGTAAGATCATGAAGATTAAGAAGGTGTCGAATCCTGCCCTGCAGATCCACGGCGTGCTGCTCACCAAGAAGGACTCCCGCCTGAACTCGGCTAAGAGTCTGGAGGAACTGCTGCGCGACGAGGGCGACGTGTTCAAGACTACCATCCGCCGCACCAACGACGTGCCTTCTTCTCAAGATCGTGACTTCGACCCGGAGCCAGGTGTCTGTCACGATATCTTCTCCTACCGCCGTAAGCGTGGCCATGCCGACGAAGATTTTATCGCCCTGGCCGACGAGTATCTGAAGCGGTGGGGAAAATAGCGTAACCACACAACCGCACGTTTTTGCAGTTGTGCGGTTATGCAATAGCAATTTAAATATCTAATAAAAAAGCTGATATTTTTAAGAAAATCATACAATCAAAAAGCAATATCATCATGGCAACAAAGAAAGAACAACCGCGTCGCCGTTCACTGAACGACCGCCTCGATGCCGAACTTGCCAGTTCCGAAAGCATCCCCGTGGCAGGCATCACCAACGAACCGCAGCAGCCGGCACAGGCTGAAGTACAGAACCCGACAGGTCAGAGTAGGGTAGAACCACCTGTCACATCGCATAATACTGACACCACTCAGGACTTTGCCGGAAAGACTGGTCCCGACTTCCCCACTAAGAAGGCAACGACCATCATGCCGAAGGAGGTGTTCGCCGCCCTGCAGCGTTATTGCATCGACACTGACATCCCGAAGCACCGCGCCCTCTATCTGTTCATCATCGACGGTCTGCACGCCAAGCACGTCATCACCGACGACGACTACCAGCGTTTCCGTGACATGGCATCGCAGCTCACCACCACCTACGAGAAGAAGTAGCACCTAAAAACAGAAAGAATTTATGAAACAGTACAGTCACGATAAAACTAAGGCAGCAGATGTAGAAAACCACCTCTACGCTGCACAGCAGCTGAACGCTCACGATGACCCCATCGAGGCATGGAAACACATCGAGGATGCCAGACGACTTCTGCAAGAATATCTGGCACAAGACGACATGGTTCCTGATGATAACACTGAGAACGGCTGGGTACGCGCCAGCGATGCGTTTGACGATAACGAACTTGATTTCATCCGCGACAATTTGGCCGATTTACTTGACAGTATATACACCAGACCATCTATTGCCAACGAAGCACTGGCAATTATCAACCACTGTCAGAGAATACTGCTATGTCCAGAGTTTGACAGTGTTGAACAATTCCGAAATAATAAATCGAATAAATGGACGGAAATTCAAACATGTAATCACAACTAAAAGCTACACATTATGAACACCAATTTCAAAGTCATCGTCGAGACTGGGCAGGGTAGGGAGGTACACCCTGCCGCCTCGCTCGCTGAAGCCATCACCATCTACCGCGAGCAGATGGAGCAGTACCCACAACAGCAAATCCACCTCCTGCGCGACATGCCTATGCAGACCACCAGTTCCGCTTCGCAGCCGTCGCAACCGAAGGTGGTGCGCCACGGCCAGATAGACCGCCAGTACAATTCACAACTCGACGGTGTGGGCAATCCCGACTGTCCGCTCTATGAAAAAGATGTCCGCATCACTGGCACCTTTGAGCAGATAGGCATGAGTCGCGACGACGTGGCCGCCGCCTGTCAGCGCCTCGGTGCCAAGTCGGCACGCGAGGGTATCTGCAAGAGCATGGATGTCGTCATCATCGGTAATAACCCCGGTCCCACTAAGCAGCAGAAGATAGAGGCTTTGCGCAAGGAAGGTCACGACATCACCACAATTTCGCAGTTTGACTTCAAGGAAATTCTAAACAAGTACGGCAACCCGTGACAATTCGTCACGCTTTCATCACCGCCAGACGATCCACCATGACCGCCTGGCGGTTTTCTTTGTGATAGAATAGGGTAGGGTAGCTCCCAATAGGACAAACCTCCCGCCTATAATTCAATCTTCGGGCACGCACGTTGAGACAGCAGCACACTACACGTACTTTCCGGACATCGCCCCAGCGTCGGGTGCCTGTCCTTCACCGTCAGTGTGTTGAATGTCGTGACGGGTGTGCAGCGTTTGCACTCGCCGCACACGTGTTTATCATACTCTTTATCCTTGCCGCTGTCCTGAGCGGCGGTCGTAGTGGTTCTTTAGTTCTTTGCCATGACCGCAATATAGTGCAGCAGTCAGATAGATGCAAGGCGCAGATCGGAGTGTGGTAGGGCAGTTCCCGACAGGACAAACCATGACATGAAGCCTGTTCTTTAAACCTCCCATCAGGACAAACCTTGCCTATCAGTCTGAAAACCTCCCGATAGGACAAACCGCCGAAAACACTCGAATAAAGTTCCCGTTAGGACAAACTCTTAACGGAATTTTATTTGCACAGGAAATCCATATTATACGCAAGTACATGATAATCAGCGGCTTTTTATTTGCTTGTAACTTGCCAACAATAAAAAAGCACCGCTAATAGACTTGATCACAAGGGACCGCTTCAAGTTAAAAACTCATCTTTCATAATATAGAAGAAAGAAAAAAACTCTCGTTCGTCGTTTTTGGGATATCATTAAGTATATATAGAATAACGTATATAGAATACAGGTGGCAGACAGTGATTGATTATCAGCGACTTACAAAACAAAGTTTGTCCTATTGGGAACTATATCGGCACGGATGTTTGTCCTTTCAGGAACTGCAGTTTGTTCCATCGGGAGGATTTGGTTTGTCCTATTGGGAACCGTTTTCCCATCGAGGTTTGCCCTGATGGGAGGCAATAACGGCATAGTTTGTCCTATCGGGAGCGTTATCTAAGGCGGAGGTTTGTCCTAATGGGAGCCATATTGCAACTGCTTTGTTCTGGCGGGAGCGTTATATGCACGCACAAAGTTTGTCTTATTCGGAGCCGCTTAGTTTATTCTGTTAGGAAACCGATGTTTATCCTATTAGGAAACTCAACTTTGTCTTTTTAGGAACTGCAAAAACATAACTGATTGATAACCAAAACGAACAAATATTGCACCATAGACAAAAATTTTTCCGAAAAAATTTGGAAATAAGAAAATAAAAATCTATCTTTGCAGCAGATTTCTTGGGAGGCAACGCTACAACTGCCGAACAGATACCGAGACATAAAGCTACACGAATATGCCGAGAAAGAAGAAGAAAGGTGTTACCGTTCAGGTGAACGAACTCATTACCCAGCCCCGCAAGATGGCAAGCCTTCCTGCGCTCAACAGCCGTATCGGACAGCGCACGATGCTGGCCGTGCTCCAGCGTCTGCAGGGATTGTTTAATCTGGCCAAGGAGAAAGAGAACATGCGGGTGAAGGACCGCCAGTTGTATTTCAACTTTGAGTCTGAGGACTTCGAGGTGAAGCGTAAGTCCACCGCCGGCTACAACGAGGGCGACGTGCTTTTTAACCTGTCGCTCTCCGATATCGCCGAGCCCAACCACTATCCGGAGGTGCGCGAGGCGTTGGGGTCGTTGCTCAATATCCACGTGCTGGTTCCTATTCCCGAGGAACCTGGTCACTTCCGCACTGAGTCGCTTATGCAGATCAAGGGAGAGTTCGATAAGGACGGCAAGTTTGTCGGTACCGACTTCGGTGTCATCGTTCCGCGCCTGGCTGCTGAAAGCATTCTCGACATCAACCTCTTGGGCGGCTACTCCCGCTTCCTGCTCTTCACCGCCTCACAGTTCCGCAGCGAGTATGCCTATTCGCTTTACATCCGTCTGTCGGAGGAGTGGCGTCGTCGTCGAACGAACGTCTTTGACATCGACTACGAGGATCTTCGCCAGAATATGGGCTTTGTCGTTGAGCAACAGACGGTGAAGGACAAGAATGGCAAGGAAAGAGTTGTCACCGTTGACCACACCAAGAAGCACAGTTCATGGTCTCTCTTCTGCCGCTATATCCTCGACCAGACTCAACAAGAACTTTTGGCCATGTCGCAGCGCACACCGCCTGTCACCGACTTTACCTTCGAGTATGAGGGGCGGCTGGGCAGTGGCACTCTTCCGAAGTACAAGCGTCCCGATGCCGTGCGCTTTACTATTATCCCCACCAGCGTCGGAAAGCAGTTGTCGTCCGACAATGTATTTGCTTCGCAGAGCATCCAGGTCCGCCGTATGATGACTGATGTGTTCAAGCTCACAGAGGGACAGGCGCGTACTTTCATGCGTCGCATAACCCCCGACAATGTGGATGGATTGCTGCAGCAGATGGAGCAGTGGCAGGCTGACATAAAGAACGGTCGTCGTAAGACATCCAACCGTGCGGCATGGGCGTGGACCTGCATCGACAACTATCTGAGTCAGTCGGTGATGTCAGTTCAGGCAGCGGTAGAGGTGAAAGAAGAATCCGGCGGTTCCAAGCCTGCTGAGATGGAAGAATGGAAGTGAGGTTTTGAAATAAATTCAAACTATGAAAGACTATCAACAACTATGGGTCTCATGCCTGCAGGATATCAAGGAAAGGCTGATAAAAGCAGATAAAAGCGGATGGGTTTATAAGACATGGTTCGAGTCCGTCGTGTTCGAGAACTATGACGAAGAAAAGGATGCCATTCTTTTGCAAGTGCCAGACGTGCATGTGTATGAGTACCTGGAACACTTCTATGCACCCCTCTTGAAAAAGATGATGGGATTATACTTCAGTCCGAAGACGACGCTGCTCTACCGCATCACGAAACGTCAGGAACCCCAGTTTGCCGACATCGCTGCCTACCTGAAGGAACATGGCGGCTATCGCCCCGACAGCGACCTCTACAACATCCATGTGGATGATGCTGAGAAGCGGCTGAAGGACGGGCTGCACTATTTTCTGAAAGGCAACGAGCAATGGCTGCCTGCTTACGACCAGATAGTATCCTGGCTTCAGGACAACAAGGGTAGGGGACTTCTCTGTATCGGACATTCTGGTCTGGGAAAGACACTCCTGTGCGAGAAAATTCTTCCCGTCATACTTGGTAATGGCGGCCGACCCATACCCTACGTAAGTGGTCCCGATATCTGTCACAGGCTCGATGAGTTGCTGAAGGAGCGTATTGTCATCATCGACGATCTGGGAAAGGAACCTGTCGAAGCCACCGTCAAATACTTGCGTCGCCGACCGTTTTTTGAGCTCTGCAACAATGCCGAGCGCACCGGGCAGCTGCTCCTTATCACCACCAATCTTGCCACCGCACGTCCTGCCTCCTGGCCTGCCGACCGTCCGTGGCCGTGGCCGGATAGCATAGAGCACCGTTACGGTGCCGAAGTACTCGACCGCCTGAAGGTCATCACGAAGCTGGTAAGATTCGAGGGCACCAGTCTGCGGCAGTAGCCATTTCTCATTTAGAGCCATGCACCGTTCGCTTCTGCCTTCTCTGCCACTCCCGCCTGATCGCGTCGATGTGTATATCTGATGTTCCAGTGGTGTCGCAGAAGTCCTCAACCATCTCCACGGCGGGATAAAAGTCCCCGTTCCGCTGGCGACGGTACTCACGATCATATTCCTCCACGGCTTGCCAGAACCGTTCTCTAAGGAAGCGGTTCATCAGCGTGGCTTGTTTTGTGGCGAAACATGTGTCGTTCGTCCATGGTCTCAGCACACCGTCCTGTGTAAGGCGCATTTTCGGGCACTCGATAGGCACGAACTGTGCCATCCCCTGCCGGTCTATGCCGTATGCCCTCTTGGTCACCTCCTCGTTCAGCGTCAGTCCCGCATCAATCATGTTGTAGAGTGTTGCCGACATCGTGCATGTCACTGGTCGTCGTTCCAAGGTGTCCTCCGCCGTCTCCATACGCAGGATATCTCTCGCACCTCTCATGTGCTGCACGCAAATCACGTTCTTCCCGTCCACCCTCACTGCTCCTCCTAACTCATTCCTTAACCAGCCGTGTGTATACTCTGCCATCCTGAGCCACACAATTGCCGGCACTTTGTAAGCCATTAGGTTCCTGTAGTGAAAATATTTTTTATCAGGCGCAAAGATACGAAATAATTTCCAGACCGCCATCACATTCTTTGCTATTTATTCCGGCATATTTGTTCAGTTTGCCAGACCCATATCCTTTACAGTTGCTTGCAAATTGTGCGAACAGTACTGGTAATCAGATAGTTATAAGTTCTTTTTAGAGAAGTCAGTTAGAACGCTTACAGTTGCCTACAAACTAAGAATGAAAACTTAAAGCGTTGACTATCAATTATTTAAAATACCGCTTGCGCTCCAATTTCGCATAGTGGAATGAAAACATACCAAAATTTTCTCTTTATAATTATCACATATTTCTAATCATACACACACGATAAATTCCCCGCACCCCAAATTAAATTATAATTAGAGATATTTAAAGAAGAAAAGAAGTTGATTATCAATTAGTTATAATATTATATATATGTTATGTGACATTTTTTTAATTAAATTTTATTTGGAAATATAGTAATAATTCTACATTTACCGCATTTTTACCGCAAAAAATATTGTAACCAACTGATATACAAATGTTTATAGATGCGACAAAATCACATATTCAGTTTGTGCCGCCAAACCGTCAGAAAAACTTTATCGACACGGAATGCCCTGTGCATCGGCATTTCAGAATGATTCTTCGTCAGCAAGCAAAAATTGCCCGTCAATTTAATGGGGCGCATTGATTTGCTCTCACAGAAAATGAGTACCTTTGCAGCGGCGAATTTGTCATCTCGACTAAGAAAAAACATATTGCGACGAAGTTACGCCACCATAAAACGCATGGTTCCTCCATCCCCATTCCACCTCCATGCGTCTTCGTCGCTTCCTGGGTAAGCGCCGAAGTTGGAGAGACGGGGCAGACTGTAAATCTGCTGGCTAACGCCTGAGTAGGTCCGAATCCTTCCTTACCCACATAGGATGAATTTCTTCATACACCGCCGCGAGGCGCCTCTTGTACAACAATTTCTTTGCCGCTGTGAAGCGGGTGACATAAGTTTTTTGATTTGTTTTAGTAGATTAGTTTTTAAGTAGTTTGTTTTTGCCGGTCACTCCGGCAAACCATCGGGAGGCTCGCGTGTAGCTCCTCTCGTTTCGGCAGCCGCCTCGTTGTAGCACTCTGGGCGGCTGCCCTTGTCTTTCATGCTTCCAACGGATATTTTGCCGAAAATATATCAGCGATATGTACAATCCCTACAACCCCATCGACCTCATGCCGCAGGAACTGCCGGACATGAAGAACCTCACGCCCGAGGAGCAGGAGCAGCTGTGCTACGCACATGCCATCTTCGGCTGTGCCATCTACATCGTGGCCTTCGTCCTCGCCATCATCCTCTGCGCCCTGCTCGGCTCCTGCGCTTCTCCGAAGGCTATCGACAGCACGGAGCATCACCACAGTGCCATCGACACGCTCAGCATCCAGGCTGCCGTCGATGCCCACATGACATCATGGCATGAGCGCATGGACTCCCTCTTTCGCGAGCGCACCGTCTCGTCCAGTGCAGCGCTGCACAACAGTACCGATCAGAAGGAACTCATCACCGAGACCGTCACCACCACTACCGACTCGCTGGGACGCGCCGTCCGTCAGGAGCAGCGCACCATCAGCCGCGACCTCCATCAGGAGCAGCAGCTCTATGAGCAGCGACTGGAGCGCGAGATGGAGAACCGCCTGCAGACCGCCCTAGCCCTTCAGGACAGCATCTGGCAGCAGCGCCTCGATGCCGCCCTGAGCCACCGCGAGCAGACCGACTCCGCCCGCCACACCGTCACCCCCGTGCCCCAAGACAACCGTCCGTGGTACCGCCGCTGGACCGACCGCCTGCAGTGGCTCGCCATCGGCATCGTCCTCGCCGCCGCCCTCTGGATCACCCGCCGTTGGTGGTTAGGGGTATTCCGGCGTTAGCCATGGTGTAGGAATAACGATATATCGAAACATCGAAATCTCGAAAAAAAAAGAAACGATGCTTATCGTCCGAAACAACATCATCCCCTTTCCCAGGTTTAAGGCCGTCACCATCTGGCCCTTCATCTTCGTGCGCAAGAGCGCATGGTACTCAGCCGTCACCGATCGTCACGAGCGCATCCATGGGCGGCAGCAGCTGGAGATGTTGCTCCTGCTGTTCTACCTCTGGTATGGTCTGGAGTACATCATCCGCCTCGCCATCACCCGCAGTCGCAGCCGCGCTTACCTCTCCATCAGCTTCGAGCAGGAGGCCTACGACCACGAGCGCGACCAGGACTACCTGAAGCACCGCCGCCTCTATGCCTGGCTGCGCTATGTGTTTAAGACTTAACTTTTGTCGTTGTAACTATCTGATAATCAGCCTTCGGGCAAAACCCGCAAATTTGTCACACACATTTAATGCAATTTAACAACGAAAGAAATATGGCACAACAACTTAAAACATTATCACTCTCAGAGCTTCGTCGCGTAGCCGAGCGCACGCGGCTCGTGGCCCGCCGCCTGCCCGACGGCAAAGGGGGCTACCAGGTGGAGCAGGTCATGGAGCGCATACCCTGGCGCGTCTGGTACATAGCAGCAAGCAATGGCGACGTGATCCTTGGCGAGGAATGCGTCACCCTTTCCGTCGATGTCGCCGCCGGTACCAGGCTCGTCCAATTCACTGCCAGCGGCCAGACGCGCAAACTCCGTGACTGCTGCATCCTTCGCGCCAACGACTTCCGGCTCACGGTGTAACCATCTGGCAATCAGCCCGTGGGCAAAACCCGCAAATTTGTCGCACACTTTTAACGCAGTTTAACCTATGCGTTCCAAACGACTTTGCCCTTGCAATCCTCACGCATCGCGCGTATATTCTTTATAGAACGGTGACGCAATCGTCACGCATCACGGACATAACACTTAAAGAAATATGCCATTACACTACGAAAGAGTCCAGAAGAAGGTAGGCTTCGGCACGGTCAACCCCAACGAGTAAGCGATGTCCCCAGGAAAATACAAAGGCATACTCATCGCCGCAGTGGTGAAGCGCAGCGGCATCTGCCGGGCTACGGTGGAGCAGGTCTTGTCGGCAACGTTCGATGAGATCCGCTACCAGATGGCGGAGGGTGCTGGCTGCGTGCCCATCGAGAGTTTCGGCACCTTTTATACTCAGGACCTGCCGGAACGGGAACACTGGTACACCTACAAAGGAAAGAGTGAGCTGCGCCACCTGCCGCCCACGAAGCGCCTGAAGTTTAAGCCCACGAAATCGTTTAAGCGCGAGGTCATCGACGACCAGCGCTTCGACCCCTCGCGCCGCTCCTTCGAGCGGCATCCCGACGACCCGCCCATCAAGGCCCGCATGGCGCTGAAGTACCAGGGCGGCAAGCACCAGCCCGTAGCCAAGGGGAAGACGAGGTTCATTGAACATTGAAAATTTTACCATTGTAACTATCTGATTATCAATCTTTGGGCATTTATCGTAAATTTGTCGCACGCTTTTAACAATCTTTATTTTAATAATGTACCTGCCTCTGCGCCCTCGCATGCGAGACAAAAATTTTTTCGGTCCGATGCAAAAAAAAATCGGCGAAAAATTTGGAGGTTTCAGAAATTTACCCTACCTTTGCCGATGCTTGAAAGATGATAGTCACTTCTATCCGTCGGGGCGCACGTCAGACGCTCAGCAGAAATGCCGGGCATTTTTTATGCCCAGTGTGCAACCGATAAATACGGCTGCCTTCTCGTAAGATAAAACTGCTCCTTCGGAGAAGTCATCATCTTTCAAGCAACGGGAAGTGCAGCCGTTTCCTTGTCTCCGCGCCAGTGCGGTTCGCTGGCATGCTTGAAAGATGATGCAATATGAGTAACATGAAGAAGATGCTGGAAAGCCAGCAGAAGGTGAGCGAGGCGGTGAAGGCCATCACCGACTATTTTGAGGACAGCCCGTATGAGATCGACCTGGAGCTGATGCTCAATGCCACGACGCAGATTGTGGGACTGATGGAGCTGGCCAAGCAGCAGATGATCAACACCCGTGGCAGGGATGAACTGGAGTTCAAGACCGACGAAATCAGTCTGTTCCTGCGCGTGGTCAACGAATACCTGAAGATGCTGAAACCGTTTGCCGAAATGATGGAAGGAAAGGAGGGGGACCGATGAATTTAATCAAGGTCTATAAGTGGAGGGTCTTCGGCTGGCACCTGCTGGTCAGCCGGAAGAACATCCGATACTATCCCGCCAGTCGCAACGATACGGGAACGGTGCGATTCTGCCACACGCTGCGCGACCAGCGCTACAAGAAACACAAGGGCTGCTGCGAGATGTGCGGCGAGCCAACCCCTAAGGAGTTGATGCAGATGCATCACGTACTGCCCTACTCCATCTTTCCACTGTTCATCCGCAAGAAGTGGAACCTCATGATGCTCTGCCCCCGCTGCCATTTCCTCGTCCACCACAACATACCCATGCAGATGAATATGATGCAGCGCATGGCCTACCGGCACGGCGTCAATCTGGAGCAGGAATACCGCCGCTCCGCCGTTGGATTCTGGAACAAGAAACAGGAAGTCAGAGAAGCAATAAACAAGCAATAAAAACACCCAAACCACCATGACATATCGAGGCTACAAATACCGGCTGTACCCAAACGCCGAGCATAGGGCATACTTTGCCCGCTGCTTCGGCGCTACCCGCTACTGCTATAACTACTGCGTGCGCGAGTACGACGCAGCGTGCGCGGCGGGGGTACAGCTCAGTGGCTTCGACATTGCCGCCAGACTGCGTGAGCACCTGCAGGATGTGAAGTGGATGGCCGACGTGGACTATGAGATAAAGGAGTCGGCACCCCGACGGTTCGACAACGCCCTGATGAAATTCAAGCGACACGAGGCCAACCGCCCGCGACAGCACAAGAAAGGTGAGCGCCCGACCGTATCCTACACCACCGGCGGCGTGGTAATGGTGGACTTTAAGCACGACCTGGTGCAACTGCCGAAGATAGGCATCCTCCGCGCCAGGCTGCACCGCAGTTTCAGTGGCGACATCGTGTCGGCCACCATCAAGCGCGAGGCCGACGGCAACTACTACATCAGCCTGAACGTAAACATAGGCGAGACAGCCGTACCGCTGAAGCCGCACACCGAGGCAGGCACCGTGGGCGTGGACGTAGGGCTGCACCATCTCGCCTCGCTCTCCACGGGCGACTTCAAGGATATGCCAGACATGAGCCGTAGCGAGTCGCGCATTCAGTTTCTGAAGAAGCGGCTCAGCCTCGAAAAGCCCGGCAGCCGTCGCTACAAGCGCACCGCCATACAGATAGCCCGCCTGCATCACCACCTGGCCAGCATCACCAAGGACACCCACCACAAGATAGCCGCCGAACTGTGCGCTGGCTTCGACACCATCTGCATGGAAACGCTCAACGTGCAGGGCATGAAGCGCGGCGAACAAGGGGCCAAGACCCCCGGCGACATAGCCTTCAACTCGCGGCTGCACCGCGCCGCGCTGGCATCGCTCACCGACAGGATCAGCAAGAAAGCCGCCGACACTGGCACCAACTTTGTAGCCATCGACCGCTTCGAGCCATCCACGAAGACCTGCCACGTGTGCGGCCATGTGCTCGACAGCATCGACCTCGACACTCGCGAATGGACGTGCCCTGAGTGCGGCACGCACCATGACCGCGACATCAACGCCGCCATCAACATACGCCGTAAAGGAATAGAACTGCTGCAGGCCCGCAAGCCTGCAAGCCGACAGATAGATAAACTACCCCTGGCAGAGGGGAACTTCAAGCCCGCGAAGGAGACAGCCACCGGCTGCGACCTACGAACGGGAAAAGGGACGACCCGTTATAACCGTCCGCCAAAGGCCCAAATTGCCGATGGAACTGCACCGCCTCGCATTTTTAAAAAGCCTCGCGTGGTAAAACCGATAGAAAGGCATGGCTCATACAAATACACCCCTACTACAGTGTGCTGCGACACTACGGGCAAGATGGCTTATTATGTAAATTCGACAACCGTAGCTACTCTTGCGGGCACCTCTGCGCCGCTTATAGACAACTGGGCTAAGACGGCGGCTTATATTAAGCCCAAATCAAGGCAAGTGCCAAAGATGCTGAACGTAATAGAAGCTTACCGAAAAATTGCAGAAGAGCTTCGTAAGGTAGAAATAGCCGACTGCTCTGTCTGTGGGATAATGGAGTTTGCTGTGTCAACGCGTAAACTGGTGCAGCTCGGTAAGGTTCTCTCTGATCTTGGATACAAAGGAAAGAAATACATCGACATCTATCAATATGTTTATGAAGACAAATTTGATGCTGCCATGACATTCCTCAATATAATATTGCCAGATGTAATTGAGAGCGAATGTCAGAGATACGAAGAGAGTGTAAGTAACGTGAAGTTGTGACATAAACGCTTCCCGCAGCCCATCAGCAGCAATGCCGGTGGGCTGTTTTTTGTACCTATATTTATATACGCATATACGCGCACGCGAGAGATTACCATTTTATACCAAGACGATCGAGGGCTGTCTTAGTGCGCTCCAACGTACCGGAACCTACGTTCTCCAGTTCAAACAACTGACCGGGTGACAGGCTAAGGAACTCCTGAAGCGTGGTGATGCCCCGCTTGTCGAGTGCTGACTTCAGCCTACGGGCCAGGCCTTTCTTACTGCCGAACTCCTTATACAAATCATCTAATGTATAAGGTATATACCTTTCTCTTTTCTGAGCATCAGAAGTAGATGCCTCTATAGGATTTTCTTTAGAAAGAAAATCCCTTATCTCCGACAATTCCTTTTCTATTCTTGCCAGTTTATCAGTCAGTTCCCTTTTAGTCATATACCTTATTTATATATAGAATGATAGTTTTGCTGCTGCAAAGTTACGAAAAGTTTCTCTGATTATAGCCTTTTGTTTTTTATAATTCCATAGATAAACACATTCCAAACAATTTCAAAGCAAAAAAAAAAATTAAAAGTCTAACGAAGAGCCGCCGCCTCGCTGGAGGCTTGGGGTGGGTGCGCTGGGTGCAAAACGGCTGCAAATATGCTGCAAAGGTGGCAAAGGTGGCAAAGGTGGCAAAGGTGGCAAAGATGCAACCAGACAGGCAGCTCTCGCGCGGGATTATTTTAGGCGCACGGGTAGCGGGATTGTTTTAGGCGCAGCACGCGCGGGATTGTTAGACGGCGCACACGGACGCGCAGTTCGGCACGGACGCGCACTGGTTATTAACTCTTGTTTTAACACTCACCAGTGTTAAAAAAGAGTTAATAACCTTCCTGCAGATGCAAGCGCCGAACGGGTCGTATCTTTGCATCGTCAACAATCGACAAGCGTGTCACGTTGACTTTCTTACTTTGACTTACTTACATACGATGCGAGGTGGGTGGCACTAATTCACATGGACTTTGCACATTTTGTAAAGTGCCCTGGTATTCAGGGTGTGTAATGCACCGCACGAAATGCACCAAAGGGAGTTATTAAACGTGACTTTGGCGTGAAGATAGACCACCAGTAGTAACATCACGAAAAGGTGTAAAAAACTTTTGCAATCATTAGCGCAAATTTCAGTTGTACGGATTTTGTATGCGGTTTTTGTGAGAGCAGGGCACGTACCATTCCCAAAATGGTTGCAACCCTATGGGTATAATAGCGTTATTGCGGATTACATAACGGCATAGTTGGCAGGTGTCGGCTATTATCGGTTGTCATTGGTTCGATTCCGATGAGTTTGGGACTATTTTATGTTTCACTTTTAAGACCCCCAACCTATGGGCTAAATAGGACAAGTTATGATTACCACAAAGAAATCTATCAACGCAGGTGTTAAGTCATTCAGTGCAAAAGCTATGTCATGGAGTCAGGTTGCAAAGCAACTCTCTGGCATCGGTGGTTATATCGCTATCAGCGATAAGGAGAAAGTGCGCCCTCTGGAGCTTATGCAGTCCCTCGGTGTTCACGTTCTGAAGAATAGCTACACCCCAAAGGACATCTTCACTGCGTGGAGTGCCCGTATGATGAAAGACGGCAAAGTGTGCATCATGCGCTCTGTCGGCTATCAAGTGACTATCAATGGCAAAGAGTACACGCTTTGCAGTGAGAAAGACGGCGAATTTAAGACCGTATCGCAGTCAGTCCTCGTGCCCCTCGTATCGGCTGCCGACAAAGCGGATAAGACCGACGTGGTGGTAAATGCTACTAACGTGCTGCGTGGTTTGCAGCAGAGTGTATTCATCACGGCTACTATGGAGAAAATTCAGAAGAGCGCAGA